GCAGCTCCGGGATTAGTAATTGTCAATGCAGTTACTGTTCCTCCAGCACCTATTGTTGCAGTTGCAGCAGCTCCTGCCGATGGACCTTCGATAGACACAGATGGAGCAATAGAATACCCAGCGCCGCCATCATTAACTGCGACAGATACGACTCCTTTCTGAACTTTTTCTATGATACAGGTTGCAGCAGCTCCTACACCACCCCCACCAGTTATAAAAATAGTTGGAGCAACAGTATATCCAAATCCAGCGTTAGTTAATAAAATCTCTTGTATTGATCTAACTCCTGCTCGTGAAGTTGTTATTGCTACTGCAGTCGCTGTGCCGTTAGTTGTTGGAGATGCAGAAAAAGTTATTATTGGTGTAGAAGTATAACCACTACCATCATTGTTTAAGAAAATTTGACGCACATATCCTGTATTGATTAGTGATGATGCTGTTGCAGTTGCGCCAATTCCTATTAACTTTAATGTGGTAATAAATCCCTCATCTTTAATTTGTGAATCTATTTCAGAAATTGAAGTGTCAAGAACCTCATCTTCATACTCAAATAATTCACATTTTAGTAAATAAACATAATTTGTTCCTAATTGGTAAAAAGGATCTTCATGTTCTATGAATTTGACTTCAAATATTCTTTGCCCCAATGGAAAGTATATTAAATCTCCCTCTCTTGGTCTAGATGACAAAACTATCTCATTATCATCCTCTGCCTCTAAAAAAGGAGATATGAAATCCTCAAATCTTTCTTTTGAAATTGTAATTGTTAACTCATCTTTTAATGAAACTCCAAATTTTGTTAAGATATCACCAGCACCAGAATATCCATCATATGTATTAACATAAGCTTCTATTGTATAATTATCATCAAATTTTGATGATTGGATTTCATTTAAAATCGTGTCTTTTCTAACAAATTTTCTAGGTATGTATGTCACTTCAATGCCATACATTCTTAATTGTTCATTAATTAACTGTTGAACAAGATTTTGTTCAGATTGTGAACCCTGAAGAAAAAACGGATTAAGTGCCATTATCCAACAAAATCTAGTGGTGGTAATTCATTTTCTAACATCATTACTTGTTTTAATTCTTGAAGTTCTCTTTCAGCATCCTCATAAATTTCTCTACCATTTAATTCAATACCACCTGGCAGTTTGACTCCTCTAAATTTAATCAAATTCTGCCCCCATTGCCTTTTGATAAGAGAAGTAAGATATTTTTTTAGGAAACTATCATTAAATATTTTTGAAAAATTAGTAGGATCCAACGCTCTATAACAATCAATAACAAGATAATTTCCTACTGCTTGAGACCCCCAATCAATATCTAAATATAATCTATTTTGCCTTTTATTAAAACGAATTTGTTTTTCGGCGGTTAATAAAAAATCAACATCTTCAAGATAACTTTTTACCATAGAATAATGTAGAAGTTCTACAGAATTAAAATAATAAAGATCATTTAAAAATAACTGATATTTAATACTAAACATACTGCCAGATATAGAACTAGTATCAAATTTAAATATTTTTTCGATTCCTGTAATAGAGTCTGGAACTTGAATATAATTTGATGTTTCATAAAAATTAAAGGTTGTTGTTCCATACCCTGTTATATTTGAGGAACCGGTTGTAGTTACAATTCCTACACCATTTGTATTTTTAGCTCTTCCTCTATCAATATCACTTTGAGTTATTTTATATTTTAAAAACATTCGTTCAACACCGTCAAAATGTCTTTCATTAAAATACTGAATGGCATCATCAACTAAATCATCAATCTGATCATCATCAACATTAATTTCTAGTACAGGTGCCCCTAGACGTCTTAGACAATAATCAATTAATTCTTGTCTAGTTGATGGTTTTGCCATTATTCAACCTCTGAATTTTGATAATCTTCTATTTTTTTAGATGATTTTGATTTTTCTGGTAATATTTGAAGACTAGTAAGTTCTGAAATTTTTACCAATAAATTTTCTCTCTCAGATTCAAAATCTTTTATTAAAGTTTGAAGTTTTGCTTCAAGTAAAATATTTTGATTTGTTAGTGATGCTAGTTTTTGATTATACAAACTCACTAAAACATTAATATCAACGTCATTATTCATAATTTTTAGAATGTGCCTCCATCAATTGTTGTTGTCCAGGTTGGTTTACTAGTATATGTAGTTGAGACACTTGTTGGTATTCTAGTTGTATTAGTTCCATTTTTTAAAATGTCATTAGTTGTATTGAAAGTGCCTTGAACTCCAATAAGAGTAACAGAGTTACTAGATGATGTGGTAGTTTTAACCACACCATAAGCAGCAGAATTACCTGATTGAGTTATTTGATCTTCAGCACTAAAACTATGATTACCATCTAATGTAAGGATAATTTCAGTTACAGCGGTTAAGAGTTGTGTTGATGTAAAAGTTGCTGCTGCTGGTGCAGTGGTTGAGTTTTGAAGACCAGTACTATCAAAATATACTATACCATGAGTGGAAAAATCACCTGTCTGATAGTAAATTCCTTTAATATCAAGGAATCCTCTAGTTCCAGTTGCAACATTATTTGTAAGTGTTACATCTGGAATATAAGTCCAAGATCTTTCTGGGGCCTGGCTATTTGCATTTGATCCATCACGATACCCAAAAAATCCTATTTTATTATTAGCGACTCCAGAATTAGTATTGTAATTAAAGGAGATACCTCTATCAGTATTGGTATCAAATGCATGAGTGATTGTTAATTGTGTACCAATACCAATCTGAGAGGTTGTATTTGAAGCAATAGAAACAACCTTTGTTCCAGTATTATAATAAAGGATAGTTCTACCAGCAACAGCTGCCGGAAGACCAGTTACGCCGGCGTTATCAATAATATCTCCGGTATTAATTCCAACTACAGAATCTAAAGTGATGTTAGTTGATCCACTTCCAACTGTTGCCATGACAGTTCTGACGCTAGTTACATCACCTAGTTCCAGAATAGCATCATTAACTGTGACTGAACTAGAGTTAACTGTTGTTGTAGTTCCATCAACTTGAAGATTACCTTTAACTACGACTGTACCTTCATTACTTAAACCGTCTGGATACGGATCGATGAATAAAGTGTCGCCTCCACCTGATTTAGTTGAAATAACATTTGAGCTAATACCAACATTATCAATTGTTACCGCACCTCGATGAGTGGTGACTCCAATATGAAAAATTGGACCAGTAATTGTTAATAAATCAGCATCATTAGTCCCCAGTGTTGTATTTCCATTAACAGTTAAATCATTTGTAATTGTAACATTACCTGATGTAAATGCTACTGCACCGCTTACATTTAAATTTCCCCCAATATTAACATTACTAGAAATGCCAACACCACCAGAAACAACTAATGCCCCTGTACTGGTACTGGATGATGTTGTATTAGTTGCGATTGCAACTTGAGCAACAGAATTTGCATAAGTCCAAGATGCACCTTCAACTTGAATTCTATCAGTTACTGCCTCATCATAATAAATTCTAGAATCATTGTCTGTGCCAAATTGCAAATGAATATCATCCGCAATTCTAATATCTGCAGTATTTCCAGCCGCACCTCTTTCAAAGAAAACAGCATCTTTTGCTGTATCATATGAGACTCTAATATCATCACTATCACCAAATTGAAGTTCGTCATCATCTAAAAATTGAACTCTACCAGTGCCATTTGGTGTAATAGTAATATGACCATCAGTGTTTGTAGATGTAAAAGCATTTCCATCTAATCTTAGATTATCTACATTCCATTGATCGACTTTTCCACTTTGGTCTACAATCGGTACAAAACCATTCGCTAGAGTGGTTGGATTGACCTGACTAGCAACTTTACCTGGACCAATACTCAATAAATCAGTATAATATCTACCACCAACCACCTGTGGATTAGAGGAATTATCTCCAGCAAAAAGTCTTCCACCACTATTACCATGTGTACCAACACCAATCGTAAGTCCAAGTTCACCATAGTTTAGGGACGCTGGTGCCGAAGTACCAGTAGATCTTTTGACTCTAATGATACTTGCCATTAAAAGTTACCTCCGTTTATGTCTAAATTCTGTGTAGTTCCTGGTGTTAACTCTAAGGTTGCTTGCCACTTATTAATAGATGAATTGTATACTAAAACCATTCCATTTTGCAATCCACTACTGATATCAACATCAGTTGAATTTGAAATCGCTCCAACATTACTTCCAGAAATGGATGAAACAACTTTAATAGAGTTTTGTTGACCTACCCGTACTTTAATGTCTGGCATCAGTGTCTCAATAATTGAGGTTTACTCACAGAAGGAACATATAATGTTTCCTTTTATAATTGACAGGATCTAAAATATATTTATATTCATTTCAACCGCTGTCAAAATAATTCAGAGATTATTTCTTGTTGTTTTAAATACAATTTGCAATATGATTTAGCAATGGTCTTTAAATCATCAATATCATGAATTGAGTCTATTTCTAAAGACATTTTAAAATATTCAAAACTTTTACTTAAATTTTCCAAATCTATTTTATCTGGGTCCATTAATAATCTCCATTAGTAATGATTTAATTTCCACAATATCTAATTTTATTTTTTCAATCTCCTCTTTTTGTTTTTCCTTTTCAATTTTCATTTTAATATACTTATTATACTCTGAGGTATCTAAATTTACTATTGCTCCAGAATTTTCATCTCTAAAAAGATTAATATGACCTTCAACTGGTATCATGCTAATGCGATTACTCGAAGATCTTTAAATTTTGGCGAATAAGATTCATTTGACCCATTCATCACAATTTTGATGATAAACCCGTTAAACTGCTCTAAATTAACAGCGGTATATTGGTATTCTGAATATTCGTCATCAGAATTAAAGTTAATAAAAACGTCTGAAGATCCATCATTCAAATATTTATCAATTACAGTTTCACCTAAACCATCTCCATTAGAATCAGTTAAATTCAAATAACCAGGAAAAAGTTCAAAGCATTGATTGATTTCACTAGAATCTGATCTAAACAACCTGTATAAAACCCTAAAATCACTTGAAGATGGTCTATTTGCTGTTAAATAAACTTTTAATGATGTTGCTGGTTTAATTAAGTTAATTCTCTTTGAGATATACACCGATGAATGTGGATCATCAGATAATTTATTAACTCTTGCATCTCTAATATAATCTGCTATTGGGTTATTAATTCTATTCCTATTTAAAACAAAAGTAGCAGCTTCAGTTAAATCAATCACTGGAGATACATTAGAATTTGAAGTTTCCATTTTAATTCCAAGTGTAAGTGAGCGACTTCTTGGTAAAGATGCAGTTCGATTTACTTCATTAACTCTAGAACATATTAATCTTGTAGATGATAAGTTATTAATATTGTTCAAAGAAACATCTTCAAATCCTTGGTCTAAGAAAGAAGTCTCCGATCCACCAGAACTAGTTCCAGAAACAGTTCTGATTGACGATGATACATTAGTATTATTTGGCGTTATAACATTAAATTGTGGTATTATTTGATTAAATTGAATATTTTGAGAAGATCTACAGTTTGATCCACCTAATATACTATTTGTTGTAAAGTTTAACATATCATCGCCAGATGATCTACCACTTCTGTTGAATTGGATATGATAATTATCGATTCCTCTATTGGTTTTAAGAGTTTGGTTAGATGGCATTGTATGTGAAGTATTAATCCTAGTTAAAGAAACTCCATTTAATTCATACTTATATACTGTATCATTTATTGAGTGATCTCTAATTATTGATTGATTTACACCACGATTTAAAATAGTTAGACTATTTGTTGTAACAGCCGAGTACGATATAACTTCATTATTAATGATAACAAATCCTGGATTTGCTCCAGAAATAGATCTACCTTCAAAAGTTGCAAAGTTTGAAGTATTAGCAATTGAAATTGTTGTATTAGATGTAATAATATTAGATGTTAAAGATTCTCCAGGAGTGTTTGGAAAAACTCCACTAATAGTCAACATATTATCACTTGAATGCATTCCATGATTATAATGTAAAACTTCAAAAACATTTCCACTGTGTAGATCATCTAAAACTGTTGAAGTTGCTGAAACAACTGTTCCACCAAGAGAAACTGCTGTAGATGTAGATACTGGATAATATGATATAACACTATTATTTGTGAAATCTTCTCCAACAACATCTGTTAAAAATATTCTATCAACTCCAAAAATAGAAGAAACGGTGATTGTTGATCCTCGACCTCTTGTAATAGTGCTTGTAGTAATACCAAGCAAATCTCCCTGCTTATATCCAGTTCCAGTGTTTGCTATGGATACTGAAGATATCACATTATTTAAAATAGTGACAGTTGCTTTTGCACCACTTCCCGATCCTGTAATTGTATATAATGGAACATTAGAAAAAGTCCCATTCGAGTATCCTGCTCCGACATTTGTTGTCGTTATTATACCGATTGGACCACCTATATTTTCAACAAATCCAAACGTATCTCCCTCTGCCACTTTTGTACCTGGTGTAAAAATATTTTGTAAGTTTGAACTTGTATTAATTCCAACTACTATTTTTCTAGGTAAAGTTTTAATAGGGTTAATAATTAAAGGTTGAATATTTGCGTCTGGACTCGCATAAGTGCTCCCAATCGAAAGTGGTGGATTATAAAAATATGCAGTCCCTGTTGTTGATGTAAAATTAGCTTTATAGAATTTAAATTTTAAATCCTCGTAAACACTAGGATTCCAAATAGATCCATTCTGCGATTTAAATAAATTTCCACCAACATATTGATTTGAATAAATTACCTGCTGAGCATTTGGTAATGTTTGAGTTGCAACAGTTGGTTCCGTTGCTCTAGCAATCCATACCTTATAATCGTCTGATGAGGGTGATATTAAAGAAATAGCATATTGTTTATTTGGTTGTAAATAAATTGGAGATTCAAATTTAATATTGGTTGCCGTTTGACCATCAGATGATGTGGTTATTCCAGATGGTGATATTTCAGATCTAGCAAAGTTTTGAATTAATTTTTCCTTCGGAGTTCCACCAATATCTGTTTCCCTAATTTCTATGAATAATTTTTCAGTTAAATCTTTACTTGCAAAATAAAGATCAACACTGGTCAAAAATCCTCCTTCAGAGTCTGACCTAAATGTTTGAGATAATGGATCTCTTGAAATAGATGAGAGCGGCATTGCTGATGGTGGTTTTCTTACAACAATACTTTCACTATAGACATTTGAATTAATAATTCCAGAATCATAGAATGTTGTTTCTGTAAAAGATACTGTTGGTGAAAAAGAATTTGTAGAACTAGAAGAGAGTTTAAATGTTTTTGATCCAGAACTAAATGTAGATGGTGGTGTAGGATTTAATAGAGGATTTCTTATGAAAATACATCCAATTAAATCTCCAACAGAATCAGTTGTTAATGATTGCTGTACCACATTAGATTGAGCACCACTTGTTTCCCCAACAAGTCTCATTCCAATGGGAGTATATCCATAAAATCTACCATCAGCATCATCACATAATGAAAAAGTATCTACATTTAAAACTGTTGATGATGCTGAATATGTTGATAAAGTTGTGGAAGATGCATATGGATTTTCTGAATATATCGATGTTGGTATATTATACGCACCCGATTTGTGATTTGAGTTTGCAACTCTGAAAGATGCTACCTTGACAGATCCAATAAATCCAGAAACTATTTCTCCAGATAAGAATACACCGCTAATCATAGAAATTTTTAAGAGTTTTGGAATTACATCAATATTTGCACTCCCACCAAAAAATGAATAATAATTTGTAAAAGGTTGAAGACCACTTGCTCTAAATTCAATATTTCTAGAGCGTAAACGATCATTTGATGGAGAACTTGGTAATAAGTTAGTAATAAATGTATCTTTCCAATTACTTTGAGTTCTCAGTATTATTCCACTTTGACTGTTTATGGTTCTGACCCAGGTATCTGCAGATGGTGTTAATTTAATATTTCCGTTAAAATTAGAAACACCAAATGGATTAACTTGCTCCTGTCTTGTTGTGAAATTTTGTGATAGATTATTCCATTCAATTTCCGAATAATTTAATGTTACAAGATTACCTGTTTTTTTAACATTTTGATCTAACAAAGAAAAGTCACTATAAAAATCAATAGTTTCTGTGTTGATTGTTTGTGCAGGTGCAACTTGAGATTTTATAGTATATGATGAAATATCAGAAAGTAATTCTTCATTTTTAAGATCAATTGTGCATTGTGCATCAATATTTTCTAAATCAATAAAATTATTCGATTTAAAATCATCAACAAAAAATCCAGTTTTAAATCTAGAAATACCATTAGAATCTAAAACTTGTAAAGATTTTGTATCTAGTTCGAGTAAAGATAAAGAGGTAGATTTTTCAATATTTTCGACTCTATCTTCTAATGAGCGAATATCTTTCATAGTATATCTTTTATTGTCACTAAGAGTAACTTTTACATCTTTAGGATTAAAAAGATATGCAGGTAATTCTATTTTTGCTAGATCCATAGCATCTTCAATTGATACTGGTTCTTTAGGATTTGGAGATGAAACTCCTTTAACAATGCTCAACACACCATTCTTATTAAGAACTATTTTGTCAATTCTAGGTAAATAATACGAATACCCAACAATAGAACTTTCATTTGGAGCAACAACTAAAGTTGGATTACTTCCAGCAGATTGGAAATTTCTACTATTAAATGCAAATGGTGATGATGATGATGATGTAAAGTTAGAAACTCTTGGTCTAAAATCTAAAACATCAGTTGATCTAACATTATTTTTTAATAGCGAAATATCGTCTTTGTATCTATCAGATGCATAACTTTTAACTGTATATAAATCTCCAGTATCATTTTGAGGAACGACATACGAATTATAAACTATTAAAAGTCTTCTAGATGGCACAGATGCATCTTTTTTCCTAACTATTCTAGAATAATCATAATACTGCTCTTTACTTCCTTGATCTAAACTAAAATCTTGAGTTTTATTTGTATATTTTCCTAGTGTAATTGAATTTATTGATCCAATTATATTAGATTCTTCAAAAATTACTGTTTCATTTAATGAAAATTTATTAGAATTTAAATATATAAACTCAATTTGATTTGCTGAAGATCTAGTAACTAACTGTCCAACAGCCCCACTAGATTGACCAATTAATTTTTCTCCTAAAATTGAAGAGGTATCTAAATTTAAACCTGATCCAAAAGTTAATGAGTCTAATTGAACTGATGCATTATTTAAAGATTCATACACTGCGATAATTTTTACAACATCTGGCACATTTAATGATATTTCCTCATCTTCCACTCTTAATCCATAAAATGAATTTGTTGATAGTCCACTAGTAACCGTAGAAACTCCAGATGATGTGCTATTAATTGTAGTTTTTTGACTTCTTATGTAATTTTTTTGTTTATTTCTAATAGAATTTTTTCTAACTGTGACGTTAATTTTTACATTTGATTGACTTGTTCTTAATCCACTTATATCTAAAGTTGTTGAATTCGCAGACAAACCAACTTTATCTGCAGTTAATTGATCTACAGTCCCATCTTCATAAAAAACAGAATATCTTTCAGAATCATAAGGTTCAAAAAATGCACTAGATATTCCAACATCTGATAATGTAACAGAAACACTACCAACATTACTTGTAGATTTTGTAACTTGCCTATTTACAGTAAGATTTGAAGACGCTAGATTTACATCAGATATATTTTTTGAATTTAACTTTGCATATAAGAATGCTTGCTCTTCATTTTGTATACTAGGCACACCTAAAGCAAATGTTGAAGACACTGAAGATGTTGGTAATTGACCATCACAAACTCCAGCAACAGTGGTTACTCCAATCAAAGTCATTGTGAGACCATCTGAAGAAACAGAAACCACTCTATTATAAGTTTCAGTGGTAAATCCAGTTCTTTGGTATCTAACAATAGTATCAGTTTTTATACCTACAAAATTTTTTCCAGCGCAAGTAGCTACTCCTGCACTAATACTTAATGTGTCAGTTGAATTAAAATTTGATGCAATTCTAGTTTGAAGAACCGTGTCTGCAATAAATGAAGTTGTTAATCCTGCAAGAGATTTATCTTGATAAACTGATTTTATATCTTGATTTCCATATACTTTAATGTCTGAAATAGTTCTAGAATATTCAATATTTCCATTAATTGATATTTGTTCACCTACACTAAATGATCCAGATGTTTGCTGAATATTTATTGCTGATCCAAAAGGAGAACCAATAACATATCCAGAAGCTCCGCTGTTTAAACCTTTAATGTAAGTAGTTTCTGGACATTGAATTGCTGACAAACTTTGATTTAAAAATAAAGTTGTATAAGTTTGTATATCATATAAGTAAAGATTCCATGGAGTTCCTGAATTTTTATATGGGGCGTCACTAACTCCAAACGAATAAACTCTTGCTGAACCGATCGTAATCCCTGCACCAATGGTTGTTGAATTTTTTCTCCTACTATTTAATAATATTGAAAAATTATTATCAAGACCAATTGCTGGCGTTCCACTTACATTATTGACTCTTAACAAGTTTCCCATTTCAAATGGAATTGATGAACTGGGAACTGTTGATGTATCTCTTGATTTTTCTAAATCAATTATAGTTGTAGAAGATTTTTCAACGTCAAATCCTCTAACATATGCTTTTCCTGGAGAAACTTTGACTGCCAATAGATTTTCTGATGGATTGTTTCCCTGTTCTGTTTTTTGTGTTGTATAAAAAACACCATCAGAATTTATACGATCATTTAATGAATCTGAAATATCAATGCTGAATGGATCAACAGAGTAATTACCAGATTCCTCATACGTTCTCTTTGCAAAATATTCCTTTATTAAAGAATAAGTATTTGAATCTTGTATTTTTTTAACAATTCCACCATTGACTCTTAAAATTTCAATAAAATTTTTATCATCATTATCTGTTAATCTTTTTTTAGTGAGGGTGGCAGTAATTTTTAATCTATCTGCGCCAGGTGCTGCATAATTTGAAAATCCAGAGGCATTATCATACAAACTGTTATCTTCTTTAGCATCAACTAAAGTTTCATCCACGAATAGACCAATTCTATATGAAGGAGTATTTGTGTATTGATCTAAAATTAAAGTATTATCTTGAACATTGACAAAATGTCCCCTAATAAAATAAACTCCTTTTGAAATTGAAACTGAAGATCCTATTAAAGATGCATTTAAATTAATTGCTGTGGCAAAAGTATTACCAGATGCTATGGTAGTATTACCATATTTAATTGATTCTTCTAGAATTAAAGTTTCACCATCTCTAAATTGAGTTATTTGAAAGTCTGAATCTGATGATGTATATTTTACATAAATGGTGTAATCATCAGATTCGGATTCAAAATTTGTTAAAACTTTTTGAACAACTGCCGATAATTGTGAACTTTGACCTTTTATTTTTTTCCCAATTAATTCATTTAAATATAAACCAACGCTTAATCCCAAATGAGTTGGATTAATCTTGACCGCATAATAGTTTGAATTATACGTTACATTTCCTGGAACTACTACAGATCCATCTTTAAAAATATGACTACCAAAGGATTGAATTTGATTTTGTAGTATTGACTGTAAAGTTGTTAGCTCTCTAGATTGAACTGGAAATCCAGGTTTAAAAAGAACGCGATAAAAATTTTTATTAGGATCAAAATCATCAAAATATGGTAATACATTAAGATTTGTTTTTTGTGACATTTTTAGAATTCCAGTATAATTTTAATATCCTCTTTTTGTCTTGGATTTCTAGAAACACGAGGTCTATTATCCAGATAAATTATATCTCCGGATCCTTTATTTATCTCTGCATTTGCCACTCCATTTGTAAATTCTGTTGCTAAATTAACTCTTTTAGTAGTGGTTACGGAGGTTGTAATTCCAGTGAATGTGGAATCAATTGATCCACTAAAATTATTAGTAGTTGTGATTGTTCCACCATTAATTCCAAAATTGACTTTCGTAGCTTCAGTAATAATGTTCTTAGAATCTTTTTGATCATATGAAGATGAATTATAATATAGTGATCTGTCTTGAAAATATTTTAAAACTCTAGTTTCTGTGTCATATGATGCAATATACCCAGTGGCAGTTCCAACACCTGTTATGGACTGAAATATTCTAGTTCCCGGAATAGCATCAGCAGGGTTTGAAACTGATGTTAATTTTAACGCATTTAAACTTGAAAATTGATTTTCTAAAAAAATAGAGCTAGCAGATCCAGTTCTAGTTGGATTTTTAATTATTCCAATTTGAGCGAATCTAGTATCTAAAGGAAAATCTCTAGTTGAATCATCAAAACGAGAATAAATTAAAATTTTATCCGTTCCAAGTTCTGTATATAAATCATAACCATGACCTCTTGAAGGTGGTATGATAGGAACTAATTGTGCGAATTGTGTTACACCACCATTAATTGATGATAAATCTACCCTACCATATGAATAATTTTTTCCACCAGATGAAACTATTGCGCTTTGAATTTTTCCACCAACAACGTTTACAACAACTTTTCCACCTTCACCATCACCAAATATATCTAATTCTGCATCTGTTGTATTATATCCTGCTCCTTGATTTTGAACATATACTTTTTTAATTTGATTTTCATTAATTAAGGAATCTCCATTTTCTCTAACTGCTTGAATTTGAGAATCTGTTGTGGATGACCAGTTATTTGGAACTGGAATATATTCTATAGAATCAAATTTAATAATATCACTTGGAGAAACTGTAAATAAGTATTTCCAGATGTATCCGTCACCACTCTCTCCAGGTCTCGATGGTTCCAAATCTACAAAAGTGGGTTCATCTTGAGAAAAATTTCCTAAAGTATTTGTTGCGGATGATCCATTGTCAATACAAATATAAACTCTAAAATCACTATTCAAGACATAATAATTTGCATCATATAATCTGTTTGAATTCGTTTGTGGAGATGGATTCGACACGTTATAATCATGACGATACATTTCATATATTGTTCCCTGTCTCCAATCTACTCTTTTTATCAACCTCCTTACATCATTAACGGTAACTTTTTTACCAAAAATCATAGTATCTTTTACGTGAGATAGATAATTTAAATTATCAATTGGTGATGGAGTATTATTATCCCAGTTATCAGACCTTCCAAATCCAACTGCGGATGGATTTGGAAGACTTAGAAATACGTAATATGAATTATTAGGATTATTGACAGAGTCTACAAAGTTACTCGCATTTAATATCCTAAATTGATCGGTTACAATTGCAGCCATATTATTAGCTTTTTTCTATATTTATAACTTATACGC